CCGCACTTCTCGGACATCGAGTTCCTCGACTGGCGCTCGGGTCACAAGTGGCTCACGGCGACCAGTCGCCCGCGCTATCTCGAGCTCGCGACGCGGACGCTCGAGCCGCTCCGCTTGGAGCTCGGGCGCTCGATTGCGGTCGTCTCGGGCGAGCGTAAGGAGAGCAAGACGGCGGCGAATAGTCGCCACATGCCTCCGGAGCTCCGGCCTAATCCGCGGGAGCGGGGAAAGCCGGACGGCTCTCCGGACGCGGCGGCAGACCTCAAGTCCGCGGGCGTCACTCCGCTCGAGCTCGCGACCCTCGCTCTCCGGCTCATGGCCCAGAGGGTCATCCCGGTCGGGGGCGTGGGCATCTACCCGACGTTCGTGCACATCGACAACCGAGGGCGGCTCGCGAGCTGGCGCGGCTCGGGCGTCGATGAGGCAACGTGGACACGATTCCGGGGCGCGGTCGCCGACTGCGCTACATGCATCCGCATCTCGATGGAGGTCTCGAACGATGATGACTAAGCGTCTCCCTCTCGCTCTCTTCCTCGCCCTCGTCCCGACCATGTCGGGCGCTCAAGATGCCTCGGGCATCTATGGCAACGTCTACGGATGCAAGGTCGCGGCGTTCGCCTCGGGGAGCTGGACTCAACTCGCGTCGAGCGACCTCAAGGATACGTCGACGGGCGCGGCGCTCTCGGCGGGTCTCTACCTCTCCTCGCTCTCCATCGTCTCGCGGGATGCGTGGGGCGGGGCGTCGGCGTTCTTGTGCCTCGGGCCCTCGGCGACTTGTCCGGCCTCGACGACGGATGCTCCGCGTATCGACGGCGGGACCGCGAAGAGCATTGAGGTCCGCGGCGTCCTCTCGGGTCCGAGCGCGGCTCCGATGACGACGCTCGCGATTCGCGGCAACGGCGCGGCGGCGACCCTCGAGGTCTGCGCCCATTACCGAAAGGCTCCGTGAGATGGCGGGGACGACGACATCATTCCCGGGCGCTCCGGGTCCCGCTGGTCCCGCTGGTCCCGCTGGTCCCGAGGGTCCCCAGGGTCCGGAGGGTCCGGTCGGTCCCGAGGGTCCTCAGGGTCCGCAAGGTATCCAGGGCGACCCCGGGCCTCAGGGCGCGGTCGGTCCCGAGGGTCCGCAAGGTATCCAGGGCGAGACGGGTCCCGCGGGCGCTCAGGGTCCCGAGGGCCCGCAAGGTCCGCAAGGTGACACGGGTTCGACGGGAGCGGCGGGCGCTCAGGGCATCCAGGGCATCCAGGGTGTCCAAGGCGAGCAAGGTCTGACGGGCGCGGCGGGCGCTGACGGCGACCGATACCAGACGACCAGCTCCACCTCGCTTGCCATCAACAACGCGACTAAAACACTGACGGTCGAGACCGGGCTCGACTACTCCGTAACCCAGTCGGTCACCATCGCGTACGACATCACGCGCCACATGCACGGCGAGGTCGTGAGCTACGACGAGGGGACGGGCGTCCTCGTCGTCGACGTGGGGACTCACTCGGGTTCGGGCACGTTCTCGAGCTGGACCGTAAATCTCGCGGGCGCTGTTGGCGCGGTCGGTCCGGCTGGTCCTGAGGGTCCGCAAGGTCCGCAGGGCATCCAGGGCGAGCAGGGTATCCAGGGCATCCAGGGCATCCAAGGCGACACGGGTCCTCAGGGCGACACGGGACCGGCGGGTCCTCAGGGCATCCAGGGCGAGACCGGGCCCGCGGGCGCTCAGGGTCCGACCGGACCTCAGGGTCCCCAGGGCGACACGGGTGCGGCGGGGACGACTCTGGTAACGGGTCTCACGGACCGATATGAGGAGCTCCCCGCTCAGACCTTCTCCGACTTCGCTCACGGCGGCCTCGTCCCGGCGAGCCCGACGCGGGACATTCAGACAGCCATAGACGCGACTCCGGTCGGTCCGGCCTGTCAGGTCATCGTCGGACCCGGCTCCTATGCTGGGGCGACGGTCACGATCCCCAGCGGACGAAACAACATCTCCATCATCGGACCGCAAGCGGGCGACTTCGGCGGGACTATCGCGAGCCTGAGTTCGAGTCGAGCGCTGACGGTCGGCAACAACGTCGTCCGGTTCCGGCTCGTGAACGTCCAGGTCGAAGGCCTCACGACCATCTCGACGACGGGCGCGGGCGTGCATCGTATCGAGCGCTGTCAGCTCGAGGGCGGGCTCTCCATCGGAGCCATCTCCGCGACGATCTACATCGTCGGCTCGACGCTCGGGAGCGTGACCATCGACGCGGGCTTCAGTGGCACGATTCTCATCGACCGATGCGCGTGGAATAGCGGCGCGACCTACACGAACAACACGCAGAACTACCTCAAGGTCCTCATCTCCGATAGCGCGGGTCTCGCCACTGCGCCAACCCTTGCCGTCTCGACGAACGCGGCGCTACTCAACGGCCGATTCCAGACTTCGACGGGCACGGTGGTCTACAGAGATGGAAACAGCATCTCAGGCGCTCCGGTCACTGCCATTAGCGGCCTGACGCCTGCGGCGGACCGCATCGCCTATTACACGAGCGGTCTGAGCGCGGCCAATACAGCGACTGCGGCCATGACGACGCTCACGTCCTACGCGCGGACGCTGCTCGACGATGCGGACGCGGCAACGGCTCGCGGGACCCTCGGGCTAGGGACGGCGGCGACTTCGGCGGCGACGTCATTCCAAGCGGCGGACGCGACCCTGACGGCTCTCGCGGGTCTCACGACCGCGGCGGACCGTCTCCCGTACTTCACGGGCGTCGATACTGCGTCGGTCGCGACCCTGACTTCCTACGCCCGGACGCTCCTCGACGATGCGGACGCGGCGACCGCTCGAGCGACGCTCGGTCTCACGACCGGGACGGGCGCGGGGAACGTGGTCGTCCTCGATGGCTCGGCGAAACTGCCCGCGGTCGATGGCTCTCAGCTCACGGGCGTCTCGCCTTTCACGGCGGATTCGTGGACCTACTCATTCAGCGATCCGAGCGGCTCCGTCCCGACGGGCTGGACGGTAGAGAGCGGGAACACGGTCACATATCCGGCGGTCGGCTCGGGCTCGGCTATCCAACTCGTCACGGCGGCGGGGACGGACCGAGCCGGGATGGTCCGGACGTTTACGGAGCTCACGGGGACCCAGACCATCTGGGAGGCTCGCGTCGAGATGCGGGCGTCGCAGGTCGGGACCGCGAATGAATCGGCCATCGTCCTCCGCGACGGGACCAAGCGCATCAGCCTATACCCGACGGTCTCGGGCGTTACCCTCGAGGCCTCGGCGTGTGAGCTCCAGTCCGGGCACGTCGCTAACGACTGGTTCATCTGGACCGTCAGACGCTCAGGGAATCGGGTCTACATCTGGAGCGGTCCGCGGCTGATTCACTCCATCCGCTACACGGACCTCACGGGGGACGGGACTCTCGCGGGGACGGTCCGCCTCGGATGCTACACGGCGGCGGCTCGGACGACCCAGGTCCGCGCGTTCTGGGTCAAGTTCGGCGCGTTCAATTCGGCGCCTCCCGACTTCACCTTCTCCTCGACCTACTTCGGGAGGCCCTGATGCTCTACCTCGTCATCGCCATCATCGACGGCGCGCAGTACATCCGGCTCTTTGCTGGGTGGTCCATCGAGGACGTCGACGCGCGAGCGCGCTACTTCTGGCGCGACAGCAACCTCACCTCTGTCGAGGTCCATCCGACGCTCGACGTCACTCTGCCGGACGCAGCACCATGACCTCTCGTCTCTCTTTCGCGGCTCTGTTCCTCGGAGCATGCTCGGGCGCTCATCTCCCTCCCGTCCCGGCTCCCTCGTCGGTCCCGTCGTCGAGCTCCTCGAGCGCGCATCGCCCGTGGGTATGCTCGACGCCCGTCGGCGCTCTGGACCTCCCGCTCCCCGAGGCGCACGGTCTCCCGCTCGTCGGCGTATCGGTCGTCGTCCAGGTCGGACCCCAGCGGGTCACGGTCGCGTGTGAGGCTCCTCGCGTCGTCGAGATTCCGAGCGCGCCTCCGACTGAGGCTCCCGCTCCCGCTCCCGAGTCGGCTCCGTGAGGGGCTCTCTCCGAGGCTACCGGACGCTCGTCGCGGGCGTCGTCGGTATCGTGGCGATTACCGTCCTCGCCATTCATGGCGAGGGCTCGACGGATGGGGCTATCGCGCAAATCGCGGGCATCATCGGCGTCCTAGCGGGTCGCTCAATGGCGGAGAGGGACTCGCATCCTCCCGCGCCTCCTCCGGCCTCTGGCGGTCCTCCCGCATGACCTCTCGACTCCTCCTCGCGATGAGCCTCATCGGATGCGGCGCGGCTCCTCGCAGGGTGGACGACGAGCCTCGACTCCGACCATCCCCAGCGGAGCGGGCGGTCGCTATCGGTCTCGTCACGCTCGGGACCGGGGTCGCTACCATCGCCTCGTCGTGTCCCGACCAGACCGCGGAGGACTGTCGAGCGCTCTCCGCTCGAGCCGGGGCGGTCGTCCTCTCGGTCTCCCTCGCGGCGGCGGCTCAAGCGTGGCTCGCGGCGTCGGACGACGAGGTCGCTCAGGCGGCGGAGCTCGAGCGCTGGGAGCTCGAGCGGCTCCGGGCCCTCGAGGAGCATGACCCCTAATGGACGCCCTCCAGGTCCTCGGGATAGCAGGCGGGACGCTCACTATCGCGGGCGCTGTCTGGCGAGTCGTGTCGTCGGCGGCGCATGTAGGATTTGAGGTCGAGGCGTTGCGTCGGGACCTGTCTCGGCTAGAATCGAAAGTTAAGGAGCTTGAGGACACGCGGGTCTCTGGTCGGACATTGAGCGAAAAGCTCCAGGGCCTCCGGACCGACGTCCTCCAGCGCGTCGAGCTAAAGCTCAGAGGAGGCGGCGACAGTCTATGAATATCCTCGTCTACGCGGAGACAGCGGCGGGGCGGGACCTACTCCGACACGCGGCGACCATCGTCACGGGCGGCGCGGGGTCGGTCACGGTCTACACTCAGGTCCTCGACGCGATGCGACAACTCGACGAGGAACCTCCTCCGGACCTCGTCCTCGTCGCGGAGGACGTCGAGGTCGGGGAGCTCGCCCCGAGCGAGCGGGTTTTCTTCGACCATCTCCTACTCGCGGCGAGAAGACGCAAAATCCCGGCGGTCCTCCTCGGCTATTGGCAACAGACGGGCCAGAGCTACGGGGCTCCGGTCGTCGCGGACCTCGGGGGAGAGAATCGGGTCCAGACTCTACAGCGGCTCGTCGCTCAGGCGCGGACATCTCTCCTCGGGCTCGGAGTCGCGGCCTAATGCCTACGCCTAAGCGACCAAAGAGCGCGCATAGGAAGCCAGGGCGTCCGAGTCTGTGCACGGACGAGACCATCCGGCGACTCTGTGAGGAACTCGAGCGGACGGGCGTCGTCAAGTATGCGGCGGCGCTCGCGGGCGTCTCCGTCGACGTCATCGACCTATGGGTCTCTCGCGCTCGAGAGGGCGGACAGTATGCGAAGTTCGCGAGCGCGTGGAATCTGTCGCGGGAGCGCTCCCGGGCTGCGCTCGTCGCTCGCATCATGGAGCACTCGGACCGGGACTGGAGGGCGTCGGCGTGGCTCCTCGAGCGTCTCGACCCAGCGACGTGGCCACAAAAGCCGGAGGTCGTCGTGACGACTAACGTCCACCAAGGGGCGAACATCGCGCCTCTCCTCCGTCAGCTCGTCCATATGCCGAGCGAGGCGCACGGGGACGACCCGCCTCCGAGGGGGACGGCGTGAGCGTTATCCACGGGGACGCCTTAACGGAGCTCCAGCGCCTTGAGCCGCAGACCGTCGACGCAATAGTGACCGATCCTCCCTACGCCTCCGGCGGCTTCACGGAGTCGGCGAGGCGTCAAGCCATCGGACAGGGCCTCCTCTCTCACAACCTCCGAGAGCATGGATGGTTTGTCGGCGACCAGATGGGGACAAGCGGCCTCATGTGGCTACTCCGCTCGATGGCTTTCGAGGCGACGCGGGTCCTCGTCCCGGGCGGGGTGATGTGCGTCTTTTGCGACTGGAGGCAGGTCGCGAACATCGCCCCGGCGATGGAGTCCGCGGGTCTGCGGCTATCGAACCTCGTTGTCTGGAATAAGGGCGTCGCGGGTCTCGGAACGGGGTTCAGAGCCCAGCACGAGATGTGCCTCGTCCTAACTAACGGGTCGGGCGTTTACCATTCGGTCGAGTTCGGGAACGTCCTCACGGTCCCGCGGATGAATCATAACGACAGGGAACACTGGACCCAGAAGCCCGTCGAGCTCATGCGTCGCATAGTCCGGACGGCGGCTCCCGAGGGCGGGCTCGTCGTCGACCCGTTCGGGGGCTCGGGCTCGACGGCGGTCGCGTGTGTTCTTGAGGGGCGTCGGTTCCTGCTAGTCGAGCGGGACCCGGCTATCTGCGAGCTCGCTCGAGACCGCATCGCGGAGGCCCAGACCGGGAGCCGTGATAGGGGAGAGCAGATCGGGCTCTTCGGGGGGACGGCTTAGTCGATGCCTCGCATCGGCGAGCTAGCCCTCCTCCCGTGGCAGCGTCGATTTATCGGCGGAGGTCTCTCGGGGTCATGGTCGAGGGATGTCGCGGCGGTCCGCGGCGGTCTCGGGTCGGGGAAGAGCCTCGCCCTCTGCGCGCTCGCGGTCATGCTCTGCGACACGCGACCAGGCGCGCTCGTCGTCGTCGGTATGGATACCTTTCGACGGCTGAGGGACGTTCACCTCCCGCACTTGCACGGGCTCCTCGCGGGGAGCGCGGTCGTCTACGCGGCCTCGGAGCAGGCTTTCGTCTGGGCGTCAGGGTCGCGGCTCCTCCTCGCTCATCTCGACACGCCCCAGAATAGCGGGCCCGGGTCGTCGCCTATCGAGGGTCTCAACGCTCACGGCGTCCTCATCGATGAATGTCAGGTCCTCCGCTCCGACGTCCTCGACGTCGCTCGCTCTCGAGCTCGTGTCCCGGTCCGGGATACGGAGGGCGTCGAGCGGCGACCTCTGGTCGTGACGTGTGGCATCCCAGTCGAGCCAGCATGGTGGGTCGACCGGACGCGGGACATCGGCGGCGCGGCGTACCTCCCCCAGAGCGCGGAGAACGCGCGACATCTCGGAGAGGGATGGCTCGACCGGATGCGGGAGACCCTGAGCTCGCGAGACTACGCGGCGCTCGTCGAGAATCGCCCTCTCCCTCCGGTCGGGTCCGTCTTCTACGCATGGGCTCCGGAGCGATGCGTCGTCGATGTCCCGGTCGACCTCGGGTCAATGCGGACCATGCTCGCTCTCGACTTCGGTCTCCGGTTTCCCTGCGCGCTCCTCCTCGTCGAGCTCACGCGCGGTCGATGGCATGTCCTCCGAGAGTGGGCTCCGGACGATGAGACCCTCCCGGATTTCCTCGCGAGACTCGGCGCGGAGCTCGTCCCGCGTCGCCTCTGGACCGCGGGGTCTCGACATCTCCCGGTCGACTCCATCGTCGCGGACCCAGCGGGCGCGGCGCGCTCCGCTCAGACCGGAGTCGCGGACCTCGACCTCGTCGCCCTCGCTCCTCCTCGAGGGCTCGGCATCCTCCCGCGGGTCGAGTGTGACCCCGAGCGGCGAGACATCGTCTCGGGGTGTACGCGGGTCAATTTGGCCCTCGAGCGCGGCGCACTCACGGTCGACCGGACCCTCTACGATTCCGGCCTCCGAGCTCCGGCCTCGAGGCGGACGCTCGCTCGGGCGATGACGGGTTACCGCTGGGATGAGCGGTCCCCAGGGCGGCCGAGTAAAGACGGGACGCATGACCATCACGCGGATTGTCTGCGCTACGCGGTCCGGGAGGTCCTCTGGTATCTCGCGGACGCGCCTCGAGAGCGGGACGCTCGACCAGCTCCTCCGCGTCGAGCTCCATCGAGCGCGCTCGATGAGCGCTAGACTTGACGCGGTCGATGGGCGTGGTAGCTTGGGCGTGGGGGCGGCCCTAACCCGCGAGTCAAGCGTGTGTCGTGGGATGGTCTCGCGGCGCATGTGCTGAGTCTAGGCCTCGCCCCCGGCCATTCTTTGACAGCGCGTCTCCTCTCTGCGGCTAGTCCGCGGCCCCATTGAAGCGCGGAATATGAGCGCGCGACGATTCGCGCTCGCACTCCTTCCGCGGACTCCGGTCCGTGGCCCCATTGAGACGCGCTACTCTTTGCACTCCCCCCGTCAGGACCGAGGCTCGCGGAGCTCTGGCCCGAGCATCGGTAGACGGTCGCATCGGACGCCTCGAGCACGCTCCGGTGTGCGTGTCCTGACGGGGTGTGCATCTTCTGACGGTATGTGCTAGTCTCTGGCCCGTGGCTATCACGACCCGAGTCCAGAGCTACTCCGCTCCCGAAGCCGTACCAGGTCAGGGCGTCGGGACTCAGTCTCTCCCGGTCAATGACGGGGAGACGAACACGCGCCTCGTCGCGGTCGCTCCTCGCATCGCGGCGTATCGTCAGGCGATGCGGTGCGCTCCATGTGCGGTAGGAGCTCAGGCCCTCCTCGGGCTCGCGACCTCCGCGACGTGGGACGTCGCTCCGGCTCCGGACTCTGCGGCGTCGGAGGCTGCGGCGGAGGTCATTCGTCGAACGCTCGGTCTCGGCGGCTACTCGGCTCCGGTCATCGAGTGGGATGGTCGGGTCCTAAGTCTCCCTAGCTGGGAGGCCCGTCTCCGTCAACTCCTCGTCGGCGCACTCTATGGGTTCTCGCTCGCGGAGATGGTCGCCTATCCCTACCAAGGGACGACCTATATCGACCTAGAGCCCCGCGACCAGTCGAGCATCCGTCGGTGGGTCTATGAAGGGCGACGCCTCGTCGCGGTCGACCAGTGGCTCCGGGAGCCCGGCGGTCTGTCGAGCGTCGGCGATGTCCGCATCCCTTACGAGCGCCTCGTACACCTCGTCTGGCCCTCGCTCTCCGAGGGCGTCGAGGGCGTCGGTCTCCTCCGTCAGGTCGAGCCGCTCGCGCAAGACTACCGACGGGCGGCGCAACTCCGCCAAGTCCTCTCTCAGCGCTACGCGGTCCCGACTCCGACCATCTCCATCGACGAGGAGCGGCTCGCCCGTATTAATGGCTCGGCTCCGAGCGCGACGGAGTATGAGGCGGCTCGCGATGAGCTCCTCGAGACGCTCCGGCGATATACCTCACATGAGGAGAGCGCGCTCGTCCTCCCATCGTGGGCGACGCTGACGTTCTCGGCTCCATCCTCGGTCGAGGGCCTCAACGCGACCATCGAAGCTCTCAGCCGAGAAATCCTCCAGGCGTTCTATGCTCAACATCTCGCCCTCGGGTCGTCGACCTCGTCGGGCGCCTACGCGACGGCTCAGACTCACGCGGAGCTCGCGGCGCAGATGGCGGGCGACCTCTGTCAATGGGTCTCCGAGGGCCTCGCGGGATACCTCCGCGCTATCGTCCTCGCGAACATCGGGCCCATCCCGCTCGACGAGCTCCCGCGTCTGACGTACTCGGGCATCCGCTCGAACCTCTGGGTCGAGAAAGTCGGCGACGTCGTCTCGCTCCTCTCCGCTGGGGTCATCACTCCGAGCGCGGAGGACGAGCGGGCTATCCGTCAGGCGCTCGAGCTCCCGGCTCCGACCCGTGCGGCGGAGGTCCGCTCCGAGCGTGAGCGTCTCGGTCGGACTCTCCGTCCGGCTCCTCTCTCTCCTCCATCCTCACCTATCCCCGAGGGCGTCTAATGCCTCTCCTCACTCAGGACGAGCTCACTCCTCCCGAGGCGGTCCGCGACGCGGCGCGTCTGGGCGTCGAGCTCCACGAAGCCGGGAAGAGCGGCGAACCTAATCCGGAGACCATCCGTCGAGCGAATAGCATCGCGGCGGGCGAGCCTCAGTCGGAGGAGTGGGCGACGGTCGAGGCTCCGGCCTGGTTCGCGAGGCATGAGGGCGACTGGGAGGAGGGCGTCGACGACGTCCCGGGCTCCGAGTCCCCCGGTTATGTCGCGTGGCTCCTCTGGGGCGGCGACCCGGGCGAGGACTGGGTCGAGGGTCTCCAACAGGTTTACCTCATCCGACGCGCTCGGGAGCTCGACCAGGGCGGCGACACGGGCGCTCGGGTCCAGCCGGGCGTCTCGGCGATGGCTGTCGAGCCGAGTCACGTCGGCGCGCTCATGTCGGGCGCTCCTCGACGACACATCGAGGGCGCGCTCTCGGTCGTGCACGTCGAGGGCCCTCTCTATCCGATGGATTACTACGGAGCCCGGATGGAGCTCCGACGCGCTCAGCTTCAGGGCGAGCGGACGGTCGTCCTCCATGTCGACTCCCCGGGCGGCTACGTCTCGGGAGTCCGGGAGACTCGACGCGCCATCGCTCGAGCTCGCGACGCTGGGATTTACGTCGTCGCCTACGTCTCCGGGATGGCTGCTAGTGCGGCTCTCTGGGTCGCGGCGGCGGCGGACGAGATCGTCGCGTCTCCTCTCGCTCAGCTAGGCTCGGTAGGCGTCATCACGACCCTCTACCGCGACGCGGAGCAGGGTCAGACGGTTGAGGTCGTCTCGAGTCAGACTCCGCGAAAGCGCGCGTCCGTCGACGATGCGGACTACATCGCGGGCCTCCAGAGGCGCGTCGACGAGATGGCGGGCGTCATGCTGAGCGAGATTGCCGCGGACCGCGGGACGACCGTCGAGGCTCTCGGCGATGGGTCCGTCTACGGTGCGGCGGAGGCTGTCTCTCGAGGACTCGCGGACCGTATCGCGTCCGAGTCCGACGACTGGATGTTTTTGGGAGGCTCGATGCCTCTCGACTATGCGCGGCGTGTCCGGACCGTCACGGCCTCCGCGTCTACCTCAGACGGAGACATGGAGGCCCTCGACATGAGCGAGGAGAAGAAGGCGCTCGACGCTCAGGTCGAGGCGCTCACGACGGAGCTGAACGCGGTCCGCGCTCAGCTCGAGGCGGCGGCGACCGCGGCGCAGAGCGCGACCGCGGAGCTCCAGAAGCGCGACGCGGAGCGCATGGTCGAGACTCACGTCTCGGCGGGGCGCATCCCCCAGGCGCGGCGCGGTGAGTGGGTCGAGCGGGCGGTTCGCCTCGGGGTCGAGGAGGTCGGGGCGATGCTCTCGGACCTCTCGCCTATCGTCGCGGTCGCGAGCCCGGTCGGTCACGGCGGCGCGGCGGCGGACGTCGAGCAGGTCAAGCAGGATCCGCGCGCGGCTGAGGTGGCCCGCGCTAATGACATGTTGTCGCGATTCCGCGGCATGAAGCAGGGGGCGTAAAATGGCAAGCGTGAATGGTCTCCAGAGCATCAAGAGCTACCGCCTCACGGGGACCGTGACGCGCGGTCGCATCGTCAAGGCGGACGGTCTGAGCGGCGGCATCGCGGCGGCGGCTCAGGCGACGGGCGCGGGCGAGTACCTCCTCGGCGTGGCTCTGACGAGCGGCGTCGCGGGCGACGTCATTGACGTCCAGCTCCTCGGCGTGTGTCCGTTCGCGGTCGCGTCGGGCGCCATCGACCCGGGCAAGTTCGTTACGGCGAACGCCTCGGGCAAGCTCGTCGCGGCGGCGTCGGGCGACCGTATCATCGGCGTCGTCCTGAGCGGCTCGACCTCGACGGGCGCGACCGCTGACGGCGCGACCGCTGAGCTCAACATTCACCACTCCATCTTCCCCTGAGGTAACGCATCATGAGCGCAGCTAACTTGTCTCAGCTCGCCCCAGTCTCCCCCATCCTCTCGGGCGCGGCCATCGGCGCGGCTCAGAGCGTGGCGGGTCTGGTCTTCCCCAAGCTCCCGATTCAGCAGGTCGCCCCGACCGCTCATCGCGGGACGATCTTCGTCGAGGCCTCCTCGGGCTACATGGGCTCGCCCCAGGTCGTCGCGACGGCTCTCGGCGCGGACTACCCGCGGCGCGCTCTCGGCGCTCCGACGACCGTGTTGTACAGCTGTGAGGAATACAAGCTCGCGAGCGACGTCATCCCGACGAAGCTCTCCCAGCGGTCGCAGTTCCCGACGGACCTGAGCGAGCGCGAGGCGGGCGCAATCGGTCGTAAGCTCGCCCTCGACATGGAGACCCGCACGGCGGACCTCTTCTTCTCGACGGCGAACTGGCCCGACGCGGCCCTCGGCGCGGTCCCGGGCGCGGGCTCGCAGTGGTCGACGACGGTCACGGCGACCCCGATGCAGGACCTCCACCTCCTGAAGACCATCCTCCGCGCTCAGGCCTACGGGCGGGACGCTGACACGGTCATCATGGGTCGCGAGGTCGCGGACGCTATGGCTATCAGCCTCGCGGCCTCGGGCATCCGCGTCGTCACGAGCGGCGCGGCTCCGGCGGCTCGTCAGGTCGCCTCCGACGCTTTCCTCGTGGACATGGTCCGCGCGGAGCTCGGCTTGAGCCTCATCATCGGCGGCGGTCGCAAGCAGACCAGCGCGGACGGCGTGACTTTCGCGAGCTCCTACATCTGGGG